GTTCTGAACGTAGATCACCATGGTCTGGCATCTGTACCATTGCGTTCATGTAAAAACTAGGAAGTTCAAAGTGTCCAAACATATACTTGGATTTGATATCTTCAATTTTCTTCCATTCATTGCCTACAAGCCAAGGAACAAGTGCTACATCATCTTCTTCATATATCTCATCTACTAATGTAATGCCAGGAATATGTTTTCCAAATATAGTAGAACTTACATCGCGCTTGTCTTTATAATACAAGTCGTGATTGCCTACAAACATATAGAATTTGTCAAACGCAGCACCTAGTTTTTCTAGACTGCGAATAGTAGCATCCATAGTTGTTAAGTTAAGACTGTTACGGTTATGGTGCCAGTCTCCACAAAATATGCCAGTTTCACAACCGTTTTCTTTAGCCTGTTCGATAAACCAGTCTATAAATTCTTCACAGTCGTTATTGTGTATTTTGCTGTTGCCTTTAAGGCCATAGTGGATGTCTGTGAACACCGCTGCTTTTTTAAACAAAAGGTAATCTCCATAATATATGCTAGTATAGCATACTATCAAAAGTATTAGTTGTCAAGAGTTTTTTCTCTATCTTCTTGTTCTCTACGTTGTGCTGCTTCCCATTCTCCTTGATGCTGTCTAGTGTATGAAGGATTCATATCATTCATTTCAAGGATGTCGTCTCTAATATTTTGATTGCGTTTTTCAAGGTTGATAACACGCACAAATGAATTAGTAACTGCCGCTGTGTAGTAAGCAAACGGGTTGTTGCTTTTAGATTCATCAAACTGTAGACCAATTTGAGAAAGTTGCAGTATTGCTTGTCCTTTCATTTCGTCATTGTAAGTATATCCCCTGACATTTCCTCTAGTTGCGTATCTATCTACTAATTTTAGCCACATACGAGCAAGTTCGTCTGTTGCTCTTGCATGTTTTTGACTAAAATGGCCATTTTCCATGCCGCCTGTCCAATGACTTTTCCCTACAAGTATAAGTTCGCCTTCGTCATTAAACTTATAATGTTGAAAAGGTGGAAAATTTAACTTAACTTTTGTATCTGCAATTGTCTTTGGATTCTTTTTACGTCCAGGTTCTTCAGGAATGTGGTCAAATGTCATTATACGAAAAATTAATTCTTCTTTTGTTATAGTTTTATAGTCTATTTCACACTCAGCTTGTTTAACCTTCTCTCCAGCGGCTCTTCTTCGCTCGTATGCTTCGGTAGATAATCTTTTTGCTTTATTTCTCTTAGCTTCAGCTATTGTTCTTATGTTAATTTTTTCAATATCTGGTAAAATTATATCAAAGTTAGCATATTCAGGTTCTACAAAACTGGAAAAACGAGTTTTTGACTTGTGAATTTGCTTTAAAAGGTCTTTGTTATTAAGATAATTTTGTTTTCTCATAGTTTCTCCAAGTTTTACAAGTATTATAATATACGCAGTTAATTTTGTCAACTAAATAATAGTAAGGAGTAAACTATGGCAGATTCAAGTACAGAAAACAAACAAGGAAGCAGTGTAGAATTTGGAACAACACAAAATCCTGACACTTTAAACTACGATCCGTCTGCGTTTCGTAGAGCAGGATTACCTATTGGTGCAATACCTTCCACTGATTTAGATTTTGTTCAAGCAGATTGGGGTTCACAGACTGACCTTGATTGGCGTGTACGCTTATCAATGCCTCCGAGTTTTACTGGAAGTCCTGTGATGCAACCTTTACTTGAAACTAATGGGTTAATGTTTCCTTATACTCCTCAGATTGTAGTTGAACATGTTGCAAATTATAATTCATTACATCCTACACATAGTAATTATCCATTTCCTGCATACCAGAACAGTCAAGTGAATAGTATGACAATTATTGGAGAATTCTTTGTTGAAAATGCAACAGATGCAAAATATTGGATAGCAGCTAATCATTATTTAAGAAGTGTTACTAAAATGGCATACGGCAAAACAAGTAACCAAGGATCTCCACCTCCGATCGTTAAATTAAACGGTTATGGAGATTTTGTTTTTAAAGATGTTCCTGTTGTAGTAACATACTTTACTGTTGACTTGCCTAATGATGTAGATTATATCCAAACAGATGTTGGTCCTAACGGAACATGGGTTCCTGTAAGAAGTCAAATTAACGTACAAGTTCAGCCTATATACAGTAGAAAGAAAGTTACTAAATTTAGTCTCGATACATTTATTAATGGCGGCTATATTTCAAATGGTAAAGGATTTATATAATGGCAGCAAGATATGAAAGCAGTAGTCCTTGGTCTAGCACATCGGTTATAGATGATACATATCTTGATCTGTTAACAATTAGACCTGTTCCAGCTAGTGATGACGACATATTATATGAAGTCCAAACTCAATATGCATATCGTCCAGATTTGTTGTCTTATGATTTGTACGGAACAAAAAATTTATGGTGGGTGTTTGCTCAAAGGAATATGGATATTTTAAAAGATCCTGTTTACGATCTTGAACCAGGAGTTAAAATATATCTGCCTAAAGGCGATGCTCTTGCAAGACAATTAGGAGTTTAAATGGCATTTGTTAGAGACACAGCTAATGTAATAGTCGGAGGAGGTACCGGAGCAGGAGCTATCGGTACAGGGTCATCAGCTACAGTCAACGATTCTGATAGTAAAGTTTCAAATACTATTAATCTTTTACAAAATCCTAGTTTAGCAGGAGCCGCAGCACTTTACGGTCAGGATATATATCCTTTTAGGAACGAACTCGATCAATTTGCTAGTTATGCACCTATTTTTACATTAGGTTGCCTTACTAATATTGAATTAAATTTTCCTTTAACTTATAGAACTCTAGGTCCCGCAGTTAAAATTATTAGAAGCGGCGGCGCCGGCGGGCCGACAATACCGTCTTTGTATGATCTTGATGGCAAGCGAGAGTTTTTTATAGAAGACGTAAAAATAAAAAATCTAGTAGCTCCAAATCCTAATTCCCGACATACTAACGTAACCAATGTAACTTTTAAAGTTATTGAGCCATACAGTATGGGACAACTTTTTCATAATTTAAGAACTGCGTCATTAGTAACAGGACATAAAAATTATGTTGATGCACCTTTCTTATTAAGCGTAGCATTTATAGGATATGACGATGACGGAAAAGTTAAATCGCCCTTCTTTAGTCAACGACATTTCCCCATACAGATTGTACATATTGAAATGGAAGTAACCGAAGCTGGAGCAGAATACATGGTCCAAGCAGTTCCGTATTCAGAGAAAGCAACTATGGATAGAGTTGCAAGAATTAAAACAGATGTGTCATGTAAAGGTGGCACAGTACATGAACTATTACAAAACGGCGCCCAGTCGTTAACATTGCAAATGAATAGGACAGCAGATGCACAAGAAAATGCATTACAAGTTGTACAACAAGACAAGTATGTTATATATTTTCCGAATAGATCAATAACTGGAGCATTATCTAGTATTGTTAATGCAGGAGCAACAATATCTAATGGTCTCGGTAGTGTTCCTGGAACCATAACTCAATTATATCAGAGTTTAGTAGGCAATGGTAGTACTCCTAATCCCCAAGCAATTGCTAGAGTTTATGAAGATGAAGGGGTTCTTACTACAGGATCTTTTATGGGAGATAAAATTAGATTACAAGCACAAACAGATATTAATGAAATCGGCACGTCATCGTTAATAAGACCTGGTACACTTGATACAGCTGGTAATGTAGCAATGCAGATACCTTCATTTACAGTTTCAGAAGCAGATAGGAATGTTATTGTAAGGAAAAGGCTTTCATATAATGTAAGAACGTCAGAATATTCATTTAAAGCTGGAAGTTCTATAATGGATATAATTGAAGAAGTTGTTATTACTTCAGAATATGGTCGAGACTTTGCATCAGCAAGAAGTGGTGCCGACGGAAGAGTTAATTGGTTTAGAATTGAAACACAAACCTACAATGTTGGAGGTTTATTGGGCGGTTTAATTAAAGGTGTATCTCCTAAAGTTTATGTATATAGAATTGTTCCTTATAGTATTGATAAATCCACCATCGACGGCCCTGGTGCAGGAAGTATAGTAAGTAAAGCTGTTAAACAGCTTTTTGCAGCAAAAGCATACAATTATATCTATACAGGAGTTAACAAAGACATTATTAATTTTGATTTAAATTTTAATCTAGCATTTTTTACTGGAGTGCAAGCAGCAAGATCTCAAAGACAGTTAGCTAGTGTATTAGGCGGTGCATTAACTATGGGCGCAGGCGAAAGAGAACCGGTGCACACAACACAATATAATACTAGCGATGGAGAAGTATCAGGAGACACACGAATTGAGGATGTAGATTCTTCTTCAACTAGCGAAGCTGGTGCAAATGGTGGCACAGCAAGTGACGATACTGAAACTTCCGTTGCACGATCTTTTAATGATATGGTTATTCACACCGGCGATGATATGATACAAGTTGACTTAACAATACACGGTGATCCTTACTTTATAAGTGATGTCAGTTTAGGAAATTTTGTAGGATTGCCTAGCATTCCATTTTTACCAGTAACTATAGATGGAGCAATGAATCCTATAGACGGAGAAGTTCATATTATTTTAAACTTTAGAACACCTATAGATTATGATGAAGAGGATGGATATGTAAAATATCCTTTAGGAGGATTTTTACCTATAGCTATGTTTAGTGGATTGTATCAAGTTCTTCAAGTAGAAAACGATTTTGGTAACGGAAAGTTTACACAAACTCTAAAACTAGTAAGGAAGAAAAATCAAGATTTAACTTTAGAATCAATAGCAAGTTCTGTATTATCGTTTATTAGAGGCGGTGGCGCAGTTCTATCTAGAGGTATAAACGGTTTAAGTAACCTTGACCCAGAAACTGTTGATAACGGATTAGGAATATAGGATTAAGATGGCAACTGAACGTAGAACAAATGATAATAGAAATCAAATATCTTCAGGAATATATTTAGGTAAGGTTGTAAACCACCTTGATCAAAGATTTATGGGAGGGATTGAAGTAGAAATATTAAAAAGTACTTCTTCAGGTAACCTTAAAGAATATGTACAGTGTAAGTATGCTAGTCCTTTCTATGGCCAAACTCCTTATTCTGGGTTAACTAGAAATAGTGGTTATGCAAATACTCAAAAAAGTTATGGTTTCTGGGCAGTTCCTCCAGACATTGGTGTACAAGTAATTGTAGTAATGCCCGAAGGAGATTACAGTCAAGCATACTGGATTGGTTGCGTTCCTGATAGCGGTATGAATTTTATGACTCCGGGAAATGCTGGAACTACATTTAATGATAGTGCGCCTGACAGACCTTTACCAGTTGGCGAATACAACAAACGTTCTACAGAATTTCGAGGACAGGATGTCACGCAGATAATTAAACCAGTTAATACAGAAGCACAAGAAAGACTGGAACGTGCAGGATTAGATCGAGATTGGATTAGAGGAACAAATACTTCAAGTGCAAGACGAGAAGCACCTAGCATGGTATTTGGTTGGAGCACTCCTGGACCTCCTGACAGGTCGGGTCCTACACATAGATACGGTCCTGAAGGGGAAGGTTCAGCAAACTTGCCTTTTAATAGATTAGGAGGTAGCAGTTTTGTTATGGACGACGGTGACATGGCACTGCTAAGAACAGGTTATGCTAATGAAATGGCTCCAGAATATGTACAACCTGAAGGCGGAGCACTAAACGGCGACCCTAAATTACCTGCTAATGAATTAGTAAGAATACAAACAAGAAGCGGTCACCAAATTCTCTTGCACAATACTGAAGATTTAATTTACATTTCTCATGGAAGCGGCGATGCTTGGATAGAAATGACTGCTAACGGAAAAATTGATATCTATGCAAAAGATTCAATAAGCGTAAGGTCTGAAAATGATATTAATATTACTGCTGAACGAGATATTAACATGCTTGCTAATAGAAATATCAATATGACAGCAAAGCAAAATTATAAACTATTTGTAAGCGAAAATAGAGATGTTAGGTCAAAAAATGAAAAAATATTTGTCGAAGAAGATTCGCATCACAAAATTGGTAAAAAATATTTTAGAGAACAAGAAAATTTTGAGATACATGTCGATCAAGATGGAAAACTAACTGCTTTACAAAAAATAGAAATCGTTGCTGAAGATAAATTGTTGACTAAGCAAAATACTCTGCATATGAGTAGCGCAATAGAATCAAGTATAACTTCAGAAAGCGGTGATATAAATCTAAAAGCTGGAAGAAGTCTTGTAACATCAAGCTCAGTTACAACAGATATTAAGTCTGCAACTGTAAATGTGTTTGGTCAAAATAATGTACTAGTTACTGGTATAAGCACTGCAAAAGTTTATGGCGGAAATGCAGGACACGATTATGCTAGTGGTATTATTACTTCTTCACCTAACGGAGCATCTGGATTTGTTCAGCCTGGAGGCTCGCCTGCTGATGCACAAGCAGCAGAAAAAGCA